CTATCAATAAAGAACTCCGCAAGTATTTCTTGCTGCTGTCTCGGAAGCAAATATAACGTTCTTTCTATCGTTTGAACAAACTTTTCTGCCAACTCTTTGTTTTGTTGTAGCTTATCCCTTTTCACGATGTTATTCAGCAAATGGTCTTCACTTTTACTCGCTCCACCCTCAACAGCTTCGCTATCTGTCGCACAACCCTTTAAAGCAGCAAAATCATTTTCAAGCCATATCAGCTGACTGTCCACATTCTCTAAAAATCTTTTACGCTGTCCATATAAACGTAGGTCTGATATGGATTCACTTATCCAGTTCATTCAACCCCTCCATGTCAATTTTCAACTCTTCTTTTAAAATTTTATCCACATGATACCAGTAAAGCTCATCATGTATGTGCTCTCTAAACATATCCGTTACTGTATCAAGAAACTTTATCAAACGTTGTTGTCCAAAACCAAAATTTCGATTTAGATTGATAAGCGACACTTTAAGTATCTGCTCTATCAGCTTTTTACTTTGCTCCTCTCTTTCTTTTGTGACAAGCTCTTGTATAGAGGCTTGCATCTGCTTTGATAACTTTTGTCTCGCTGGTACTCTAGCTTTCATCTTTTTCGCTTCCTCTCTAGCAAACCACTAATATACAAAATCATACAAAAGATTAACGCGCTACCATACAAAATCATCAGGATTAAAAGAACCCACCAATATCGTAAAAACACAGTGAAAGGTATATGTAAAGCTAAAGTTATTGTTGCCACTAAGCAGATAAGAGAAATTATAATGCTTAAGATTAAATATACATTGTTATTTTTCATTGAACACCAACTCACTCATCTCCCCAACACACTTGCTTGTATCTGGAATATTTATGTACGTTCCGCACATATCGCAGTGAATTTGTGCACGTGCTTTATTAGGAAGATAGCTAAGTGTCAGGATGTGAAATCCTTCCTCTCCGCATATGGGGCACCTTGGTTGTTTGCTCTCTCTCCGATTCCACACCTTCTCCGCTTCTTCTTTTGCGCAGTAATCAACAGATTCGTCTACCCACTTTGTAGCAAGATCACATTTGCTGCACTTTGCTCTTACTTGCTTGGGCATAAAATCTAATCTATACTCAAATTTCGTTTCCCCACCACAGCAAGGACACTTTTTTAATTTAATTTCTTTCATTTTTGTTCACCTTCTTTTTGCAACGTCCGAACTATGCGCGCGATAGCTTCCGCATCATTTCTCTGTACTCCTTGGCTCATAAGCAGCTTTATGAATCTTTTTCGTGTCATCTTATCTCACCGTCCACCAATCCAAAACTTCTATTGCCATGATACAGTGGTCTTGTAAACAAAGCTCACCCCTATAGACATATAGCACCTTTGCTAAAATCTCTTTTCCTGTGTATTCATCAGCAGGCAAATACTCTCTTAAATACAGATAGTCACCCACTTCATACAATCGGTCATCTTTTCTAACCTCAAAATTTTTGTTATTTTTCAAAATATCATTAAAATACATTGGGTATATCTTTAACTCGTGTAACATTTTCATTCCTCCAGCAAGCTATCTTTTACGCTTACCCAATTCATTTTGTAGTGCTTCTGTATCCGTCTAAATACGTCATCCGCTGTGAGCCACCCCGCTACACTATCGCGTTCTGCTTCCTCCGGTGTTAAAAGTCCCATGATTTCCAGCTTGTCCGCTTCTCTTCCATAAGAACCAATACCCTCAACAACTGAAATGACACGGCTTCCGTCCATCTTAAATTTGTTCGGATACTCCAAATGATAATGAATAAAATTTGAATCTGGATAGCTTGCACATGTAAAGTCAAAAGGAATTTTTTCTTTTTCGAGCATCTGCTTTAACTTGAAAATTTCTTTATATTTACTCTCTATAAAATATATTGCCATATCACTCACCGTCCAACTCTGCTTGTATAAAAATAGTATCTTCTCTGACTTGCATTAAAAATTCTACTTCCACATCCGACACTTTTCGAACAAATCTACTCAAAATGTCGATAATGTAAATATTTTTGACATTTCCGCTTTTTATACGCTCTAAAACCTCATCAAATGAAATGATTTTTGCTTGCATTTTTATTCACCATCCTCTGGCAGTTCTTCGATTTGATAATCGAACATGGTTTGCGTATCAATCCATCTGCGGTCACAGCAGTACCCTTCACATAAAACTTTATTTTCATTAAATTTTATAATTTGTACAATCTGTCCTATAGGAAAATTATTCGTATCATTATTAATAACTCTTACAAACTGTCCAATTTTGAATTTTTGCTCTTTTTCAGTCACGCGCTCCAGTGCGAGCTTTGCGCCAATAGCAAAATCGAATGTATCTTCGGGGGAACACTTGGATTTAGCGGTTTTAAGCAGCTTCGTTCCTTCGTACATTTTTGCAGTTGTTGTTTTGCTGTCTGTGGTGATGACGATTTTTGGAAGGCTGGTAGCTAGTCCCGAAAACATTTCATCTGTCCAACTCCACTTTCCATCATCTTCTTTTATGTAATATTTTTCACTATCTGTACAAGAAGAAATTGTTACTTCTTTACCTTTGAATTTAAGCATTTCCTGTTCTACTGAATCAAATTCAGTCGTATTACTCATAAAATATATTTTTCCCACTTTCAAGTTATCCTTCACTCTTACTTTGTCACCGATTTTGTACTTCATATCTTTACTCTCCTATCTTCATTCTTTTTGCTATAGTCCTGTCCTGTTGAAAAAATCAAATCGCGCTTTAACTATAGGCTGCTCATAAGCTTCCGATAGTGATAAATTGTGATTTTTAGCAAATTTTAGCAAATACTTTCCTGCGGGATTCAGCAATTCGGAGCTTTCCATATTTTCAAAGTCTTTATACATCATGCTTGATTGAATCCCTGTATTATTTTGGTACTTTCCGCTGCTGTACAAGTCATAGTCGCCTTTTATGGTGTGATAATAGATTTGGCATACTTCAATATCAGGATAAATAATCAGTGGATGAATACAATAAATTTCCAATGTCCAGTAACCTGCAAAGCCAATATCTCCGAAACCGGCGGTTACATGAATACACAATCCCAAACGACCTGTAGAAGAACGTCCTTCCAGCATAGGGACATATTTACTGGTAGTCGTAAATTCTTTTGTTCTTCCCAAATACAGCTTATTTGGTTCCAGTAATAATCCTTCTTCCGGAATCACTAATTTTTTGGTCGGATTAAGCTTTTTCATATCTAGTATATTATCTTCATATACTAGTAACTCGTTATGCAGCGTTAAGTTATAGCTGTTTGGGTTTATTTGACTAGGATTAAAAGGATTTATCACAATATTTCCATTTTTTACTTCTCTTTCTATTTCTTTGCCTGATAAAATCATTTTTACAGCCCTCTTTTTACTCCGAAGTGTCTTTTAGTGCTAAGTAACTTAAAATTTCCTTTTGAACTTGCTCTCTGGTATAGCATACAGCAGTACGATGTCCCATTTTCGATAAAGAAAACAGCCAATACTCTTGATTTTTAGTAGGCTTATTTTTTCCAACTTTCAATTCTATGTATAAACCGCAGTATTGACCTTTAGGTATAGGCAGACATATATCTGGCACACCGGACTTTAAGCCTTCTCTTTTTAACTTCGCTCCGTAGTATATGCTTCGTTTTCCTTCGTTAGGTATATGGTATAACAGGTAAAGTTCGGGGTATTTCCCGGTCATAAGCTGTGCCCACTCAAAAATTTGTATTTGTAGCTGACTTTCTGTTAAAGGTTGCATTTGTTTCATTTGTTTTTCCTCCGCATTACAATCTCTATATACCAATATCCGTTATAATCATTAAAAGTAGGCACGCACTTTAAAAATTGATACCCTTTGTATCTTTTTTCAAAATATTCCTTATCTTCTACATACTGTGTAGCCATTTTTCTAACTCCTTGTTTTCCTATCCTTCCGTCTTTCGGTGGCGGAATATATGGTTCTTGTAAATTTTTACTTTGCGCCCAACGTTTTTTTCCTTGCGGCTCCTTTGTCATATATCGCGCTATCGCTTCACATCCATATTCGTTGGGTTGTAGCCTGTCCGCATTTGTGAAATCTCCGTACTTCCACATCTTTTCTGCGGTGTCTCGATCCATCTTGGACATAATCATGTGAAAATGCCAGCGCATAACCCCGGTTTTTTTACTAACCTTGCATTCGATAACATAAATATATTTTAATTCTGGTAAATTGTTCCTTTTTCTATATGTTTTAATTCTTCTGATGTAGTTTACTATATCCCGTCTCGCTTCTTGCTCGGTTGAGGGCATCTCACTATCTCTATACGTGGGATGTATCACAATATCTCCCTCACCAAAATTAGCGTTAATCAATCTTGTTAATTTTTTTCGTGCATTTTTGTCATTGAGATTCTTTTGCTCTTTTGTAGATAGCTTTTCTTTTTTTGCTCGCCTCGGAATCTCTCTTCCACTTTTATATACAGGATATAGCTCTACTTCTAAAATTTTACCAGAGTAAATTTTTTTCTCTCTATACATACCATCACCATACCGTTGATAAGATAATATCCAATACAAGGACGGAAAAACTCCGTTTGGAGCTTCTTTTTATTGACTGTGCCGGTATGATATGATATAATATTTATGTTATTTATTGCGTAGGCTTTCAGTCTTACGTAAGCGGTATATCTTAGCGTAAACTAAGGTGTACCGCCTTTCTTTTTTACTTTTGTTTCCGTCTCTTTTGTATCAATTGCTCTATGTAGTGCTCAAATTCAAATCGTTCTTTATCGGAAGGTATCATCTTAATACCTTTCCACTTTTTATATCGGTCATACAAAACCCTGATTACAGGGTGATTGACATTAATTTTGTAACCGTATTTATTTTCCGGTGCATAAATCGGTTCTTTTTCTGTTGGTTTAATTTCCATATCACTCACCTGTTGTAGGGTCTCTATTATGCTTTACACACCAGTTTTCCAGCTCTTTTCTGATTTTACAGTCCAATGTCTGAATATATACTGTCCACGCTTCTAAAGGGTTTTGGGTTTCCAGTATGATTTTTTCGTCATTTATCACACGAATAATGTTTTCTTTCTTATCTGTTCTGATTTCTACCCCTCTGCACTTAAAGTTGTCCATGCTATATGTCTGCGCTTTCTCTTATCTGGAAAAACTTTACGCCTTTGTAAGTGAAAGATGTTTCAAGAAAGCTAAAATTTGCATATTTTACAGGGGTAGAAAAATAACTTGCTTGTAATGCTGTTGCCAGTTCTTCTATACCTCTAAAAATTTGTATACCTCTCCGGAACTCTTGACAAAGTTCTATCTCCCCGAATTTTTCTAACTCTTTGTATTTATGGTAAATGCTTACCAGCTCATCTATATAATCAATTTTATTTTGTGTATCGTCCGCGAACGCAGGGTGATTTTTAATTTTCATATCCTTCACACTCCAAAAACGCTTTAATA